CCCAACTTTTGTCGGTGGTACACCATCAACATATGTAGAAATACGATAAACGTTTCTAGGTAAAATTAGTGATTTACTAATTCTTCGTTCCGGTTTTAATATTTCTTTATATTGATTAGTATAAAATTGCATTTTATAATTTAGTTAACTTTGGTAGTTTCAATTCCACATGACTTGCAACTTTAACATATTTGTTAAGTAAATTACCAAAGGCTTCTGTCATTTTTCCTAATGAGAAATTATTTTTAATATTTGTTTGTAATCCCTTTGACATATCTGAATATTTATTATAATTTTTAAATACATCCATTATTTTTTGTGCTGCAGATGAATAATTTACGGAGAACCATTGAGATTCTGCCATTAGAAATTGATTTGCTGCTGATGGGTGAACATTTGTCAATTCTCCATCTAAATAAATAGTATTGGTTTCAGGTAAAAAATCAGTCAATCCACTCCATTTTGAAACTATAATCGGTTTACCCGTTGCAGCAAATTCTGCTAGAGGTCTACCATATCCTTCACCCTTAGTAAATGATATCATAGCCTTTACTTTTGGATGATGATATAAATTTGCTATTTCGCTTGGTTTCATATCTCCAAATAATAAATAAATAGGTGGGCAGTTTGGACCATATTCTTTAGTTATGGTTTTAATTTTTTCACTAATCTCCTCTCTATCTATAATACTAAATCCAGCCATAGATGTTTTTAGTATCAAACCGGGTTGTTTATTTTTTGGAAGGGATTTGAAAATAGTACAAAATGTTTTAATTAACATTCCGACATCCTTTCTATCTTGTCCTAAATCTCCACTTAACCAATGACCTACAAATAAGAAATTAAAATCAGTTTCAATTTTTTTATCTAATTTTTCAGTATTAGTAAGTACATCTGCCTCTTGATTAGTTCTATTTAAAAAAATATCTAAATCAACTCCTTCAAAAAGAACTTCAATTGGAGTTTGAACATTTATATCTCTAATTTTTTGACCTGATGCTTTATCCACTTCAGCAAATGAGGTTTTTTGTAATACATCTTTTGTAAATTTAGATGGTACTAAAACTAAATCCATTCTATTACAACCATCAATAAAATCCTTTGGTGCTAAGGTAGTTTCAACCCCGGCAGTAATACCGATATTGTATTTACCCATTTTTTTAAACTCATTAGCAACTGTAACCTGAATATATACATCAGGTTCTTTATCTAACGTTGTAATAACACTACTCAATACTTTTTTACTAAATTCACTCACACCATCAAGTTGATTTTGTGGTGTAGTTCCCCAACGAGTTGGTACTACTTTCACATCATATTTATCCAAATCAAATAAACTTTGAAGTAAATCTCTACTATGGTCACCATATCCACTCCTTGTAAAAACTGGTGCTTGAAATACTAATAATGGTTTGCTCATATTTTATTTTTTATTTTCCGGTTGAACCGAACCCTCCGGCTCCTCTTTCGGTATTATTTAATTCGTTTACTTCTGTCCATTCTACGATTGGGTGTGGTACGATTATAAGTTGACAAACTCTATCTCCCACTTTATATGCTAGGGAATCAAGTCCATTTGTTTTAACGAATGTTGCTTGAAGTTCTCCTCTATATCCAGCATCAACCACTCCAACTGAATTACTTAAAATAAGTTCCGTATTTCTAATCGATGAACGTGGGAATATTAAACCCATAAACCCATCTGGTATTTCTAAGGCGATACCTAATCCGTATGTTATTTGAAATGTAGTATTTTCTTTGATTGATATTGCTACCAAATCCATACCCGCATCACTTTCTTTTGCGTAAAATGGGAGTGTTGCGTTTTCATGTAACCTTTTTATGCTTACTTTCATATTATTTTAATTTATATAATCCAAATCTTTCTTTAGGTCTCCAATTTTGGAAAGCAGTTTCCATTCCATCAGAAAGAGTTTTACACATATTTGTATGATTTAATCCACCTTCGTTTAACATCCATTCCCTGCCCGCTAAACCTCTCTTTTTACGGTCTTTCTTAGGAATATCATACCAATACTTCATTGCATCAGCAACTTCGTAAATATCAACCTTATCATCAATAATATATGGTGTTGGAACTGAACCGACAAGGGTTTGAACTTTACTAAATACTGGTTTAACCCATTCTCCGTGTCCTAACTTATTTGCCCATACTCTCCAATCATGCAATGAACCAATTTCCACATAATCTTCTGCGGTTAATTCTTTACCATCTAATGTAAATCCACATTGGTCTTGTAACCCACCCGTAACGTTTACAATAATAGGAGTTCCGGCCATTACTGATTCTGCAGTTGTTAATCCAAATCCTTCGTTACCTGCAATGTTAATAGTAGCATCTGATAAGTTATAGTACCAATTTAATTCCTCTTGTGTAATTCTACTTTCTGAGAACTTAACTTCATAATCTGGACAAATAGTTTCCTTTACTTTGAATAAATCTGTTCCATTTTGGTCAACCGGCTGGGTATGCATTATTAGACAAACCTTATCTCTATCTTCAATTGGTAATCCATCTACAAAACGTTTATAAGCCCAAATGACATCAGATGGTTGTTTTCGTTTAATGTTACGACTCATCCAAAATAGGACAAATTTATAATCCTTATCACCTAATACTCTTTTACGGAATTCATCAGGTACTTCAGCGGGTTTAAATGTAACTGAGTTGATACCATGTGGTACATAGGACACTTGCCAATCTTCAAGGGGTTTGAATGTTGGCGAATCAGTTCGTTGTCCTACTCTTCTTACAATGCCATATGTTTGTCTAGAAATACATCCTAACCAATCACAACTCTCATAGTAATCTCTATTGTATTGAGGGTCTGGTAAATCATCCCAAATATGATAAAAGAAAATAGGTACGTTTTCACGTAATTCTGCTTCCATATCATATAACCATCTCCAATAACGAGGGTCGGTAAAGTGTAAGATTGCATCAGGTTGATGTCTCATTATTAACTCGCGTAAAATCTCAGCATCACCATAACCACTCCACGGAATGATTTTAACTGAAGCATCAAATACACCACTAATTTTTCTAGCATCATCACCCAAATCAATTTCTTTACCCTTTTCAGGATGTTCTATTGCTGCACCTAATTGTACCCAATCGTACTTATCCAATGTACCAAAAATTAATTCTTTTGATACAGTTGCTATACCAGAGGACATTCGAAAATCATCGGATAATAAAAGAATTTTCTTTTTCTTTTTTACTTCTGTCATTTACTTAAAATTAAAAATTAAAATTGTGAACCACTTGCCTGTAATTCTGAATACTCATTAATTTGAGTTCTAAAAGATTCGTCTTCAATATATTTGTTTAAAGAACGATTAACTAATTTTTGTAATGTGATGTTTGATTCAAACGATATTTGTTTGAATTTTGAATAAACATCTTTTACGATTTTGACCGTAGTCAGTTTGGTGTTTGTCATAACTCTCTCCTTTTATGTATTATTTATTATGTATAAATATATAAAAATATATAAAAGAGAAAAAAATTACTGCCAAATAGAACAAATTTTTCTGGATTTGAATTCACACCAATCACAAGCTTTTGATTTATTAGTAGGAAAATCAACTTGTTTTACTGCACCTACTTCATCATATACGGAATCAACAAACTCCATAAATCCCTTCCAAGCTGCATTGACTGATGGTTTCCCATTGGCAGGAACAAACTTAGATATACGTGGTATTGTGAATTCAGTAGTATCTGATATCTTTCTTTTTAGAATTTGATATTCAACCTCAATCTTATCTAATGGAACGTTATATTTTTCTGAGTAAAACTTCTTATATAGAAGCATCTGAGATGTTTTGACCTTATCTGCTTTTTGATATTGATTCCAACCTCTTGTTGATGTTTTTAAATCGATGATAATAATTTTACCACTTGATACTTCCTTTAATACGATATCAATAAACCCAACAAAATTAACGCCTGGTCGTACTTCTGCGTTTAGGGGTAACTCAATTGAAACTAATTCAAACCCACTTTTAGTATAAAGTTTATCTAACTTAGTTTTGAAATAATGTAGAATTTGTCTACCATCACCAAAGAATTCCTCTAATTCAATTTGAGTACATGGAGTACCTTCGGTCATTTTAGCCTTTTCAGTAGTAAAATGTTCTACTAACTTTTCCTTTAACATTCCTTCTACATCTAATAGAAGTGCCTGTTTTTTAGAAACTCCGTACATAACGGAAAGGAAATGTTGAATGGTTTCGTGCATTGCCGAACCAAAGATTGTATGGATATTTGCAGATGATTCACCTAACTTATCTATATAACTTAGTTTGAATTGTTGTTGACACCCCGTCCACATTCCGTATTGACTATAACTTACTCTTGCCATTATTTATTTTTTTATATTATAAAGATACGAAAATTATTCGATATTACCAACTATATTTTTAATTTTAATTTTGTGATTTCTTTGGATTCTATACCATACTTTTCACACGTATACTTAATATGTTCTCTACCTTCTTTTGTTGAATATAAGATTTCTAAATACTCTTCAGCCTGTTTTGTAGAACATTGATAATCCTTTGCAACCAATTCAACTAACCATTTTTCGTAGGTATCTTCTTTCTTACCTTTTACATATCTAAGGTAATATTTCCCTTTTGGGATAATACCAATTAGTGCTAGATATAATTGCTTCGGTTCTAATATTTCAGTATAAGGTTGTATCTCTGAAATAACAGATATCCAATCTGGGTTCATTGAGATAAAACGATGCACCATATAATTAGACCAAGTCTTTTTATCAGCATCATCCAACTTATCCCAATATTTTGGGTCTTGTTCGGTTGTAATTGCTTTGATATGGTCGAATAGTGATTTCGCCATTATTCTTGTTCTACTTTTAAACCAGGAGGTAATACTTCATTAAGTACCTCACCACATTCACCACATAGAAATAATTCTACTGGTAGGACTTCATCCTTTGGTTTACCTGTTAATAACTTAGATATTTTTCTAAATCCAAATCCTTGTACAAAAACTTCACCACCACATTTGTTACATGCGATTGATGTTGTTTTTTCTAATGGGATTTCAACTTCATCATTTTGTCCACCAATTGGTTGACCACCTGCTCCTAAAATTTGTGCCATATTGTTTTATTTTATAACCATTAATAAATCCATTTCTCTACATAAGAAATATTCAGTATCATCTAATTTAATTTTTTGAATATTCATTCCACCATGTGGTAATAATACTTTATCACCTACTGATACTTCCATTGGAATTTTAGTTCCGGTTTGGGTATAAATACCATTACCTACTGAAACAATTATACCAAATTTATTATCACCGTCTTGAACAGTGTCTGGTATGATAATTCCACCAATCTTTTTTTCTCCTGATTCTACTTTGATTAGGACTCTATCTCCTAATGGTTTTGCTAATTGTACTTCTGTTGACAT